CTGGGGGGATGGCCTAGCCACGAGGGATGGTTTTCCCTCCTGGTATGGGCTTTGCCCTCGGCCTCGGCGGCGGCGGCGCGATCAATGCCCCGACCGACATCGCCCTGACTTCGACCAGCACCAACGACGGGCTGGCGATCGGCGGCACCATCGGGGTCTTCTCGGCCACCGACGCCGACGTGGGCGAGACCTTCACGTTCGAGCTCATCGCCGACGTGTCGGAGCTGTTCGACGTCTCGGGCACGAACCTGATCTCGACCGGGGCGCTCACGGTCGGCAGCCACACCATCGTGGCGCGCGTCACCGACAGCTCCGGCGCGACCTTCGACGAGACTTTCGTGATCGACGTCGTCAGCGCCAACCTGGCCCCGACCGACATCATCCTGACCCGGACGGCCAGCACCGCGGCGGCGAGCGCCAAGTTCGGCATGGTCTCGGGCCAACACACCCTGTTCAACCTGTCGAACAACGACAGGACGATCACCAAAAACTCGATCCAGGCGGGCCAGTCGCGCACCATGCGCGGCGTCACCGCGGGCCTCTACTATTGCGAGTTCACCGCCTCGGCCTCCGGCGACAACGTCATGATGGTCGGCGTCTGCGACAGCTCCTACACGATCGATGTCGGGACGGCCGTCCTCGGCACCCTCTCGAACTCGATCAGCTACAACAACAGCACCGGGCAGGTGAAGCTCAACGGCACCGTCCTCGCCACGCTGTCGGGCTGGGGCACCGGGGTCGCGGGCATGGAGCTCGACGCCACCAACAAGACGGTGCGCTTCCGGCTCGACGGCGGCAGCTGGAGCACGACCTACTCGATCGCCGCCTTCACGGGCGAATTGTTTCCGGCCGCGACCACGACCTCGGTCAACACCGTCACGGCGAACTTCGCGGCGGCCCACTGGTCCTATGCGGCGCCGGTCGGCGCCAGCCCCTTCCCGAGCGGTGGCCCCGCCCTCAAGGGCGTCGGCGCTATCGCGGCCACCGCCAACACCACGGCCATCGCGCCCGCCTACCCGACCGTGACCACGATCAACGCCAACGACCTGATCATCGTCTCGGTGTGGACCGACGTGGTCGGCGGGGCGCTCAACGTGCCAGCCGGCTACACGGCCATGTATCCGGGCGATATCATCAACGTCGCCTCGCGCACGAACCTCTTCTGGAAGCGCGCGGTCGGCGGCGAGAGCGGCACGCTCGCTCTGACGCAGACCAGCGCCGGCGGCGTCAACGACGTCTTCGCCGCCTCGATCGACGTCTTCAACAACGTGATCGACACCGGCCGCCCCTACGAGGCTCTCGTCATCGGGATCGACGACGGCGTCTCGACGCTGGCCGGCAGCGCCATCACGACGCTCGGCACCTACCGCCTGGCGCTGCAATACTTCCTGGGCGGCGGCGCCGGGATCTATAACGACGCCGACGGCTGGACCCACTTCGCGACGTCCCGCTTCACCACGGTCGGCAACGACGCCGAGCTGTTCGCCGGCATGCAGACCAGCGACGGCGGCACCGTGGCGGCCTCGACCGAGAGCGCGACCGGCGTCTCGACGGAATATTCGAGCTGGACGTTCGCGCTCATCGGCCGCTCGCAGGCGGTCCGCGCCGCGATGGGCTACTCGATCGACGTCACGGCGACGGCCGGGACCGCGCTCTACGACATCACGGGCACCGATCCCGACAGCGGCGAGAGCCTGACCCTGACCTTCTCGGAGCAGGCCGATCCGTCGAACAAGTTCACCGTGTCGAGCGGGCAGGTCCTGCTCAGCGGCACGCTCACGGCCGGGGTCGGCTACTCGCTGACCATCCGCGCCACCGACGTTCACGGCGCCACCTACGACGAGCTCTTCACGCTGACCGGCGTCGACGCCTGGGTGCGGGTGACCCAAGCCTTCGCCGAGGTGATCTACGACCGGCCGCCGACCATCCGGGTCTCGCAGGCCTTCACCGAAGTTCCGTACCTCTCGAGCGCGACGCCCGCGAAAGTGCGCGTCACCCAAGCCTTCACCGAAGTGATCTACTCATAAGGACCGACCGCCGTGGCCATCCTCTTCTGCGACAGCATGAACTCCTACGGCACGACGTCCGACATGTCGAAGATGTGGGGTTCGAACGCGGACAACACAAAATACGTCCTCGATCTGACCGCCGGCCCGTCGAGCGATCCGTGCATCAAGACCGCCGGAACCGGCGGCACCCTGGCGACGACGCTCTACGCGACGCCGTCGGGCACGGTGCTGGGCGGACGCTTCAAGTTCAAGCAGGCCTCGATCGGCTCGGCCGTCCAGGTCCTCAGGATTGCCTGCCAAAACTCGTCCCTGACCGCGCAGACCTGGGAGCTCAACCTCAACGCCACGACCGGCGTCGTCACCGCGTCGCTGGCCGGGTCGAGCGCCGTGTCGCAATCGGGCACCACCAACGTCTGCGATAACGCCTGGCACCTGATCGAATTTCAGATCGACGCCAAGGATGCGGCCGGCGTCATCAAGGTGTGGGTCGACGGTGTTCTCGAGATCAATTTCTCGGGTGATACCTACTCGGGCACCGCCCACGCGGCGCCGTGGCTCACGGCCCTCACGCTGTTCTCGACCAGCGTGGTCCGCTACTACAAGGACTTCATCATCTTCGACTCGTCGGGCGGCACCGGCGCGATGAAGACCACATCGCAGCCGTTCGGCAACCTGACGATCGAGACCATCCGGCCGAACGGCGCCGGCACCACGACGGGCTTCACCCCGAGCGCCGGCTCGAACTACCAGTGCGTCGACGAGACCAGCCAAAACGGCGGCACCGACTACGTCGAGAGCGCGGTCTCGACCACGCGCGACACTTACGCGATGGGTAATTTGGTCGGCACGCCGACCACGGTCTATGGCGCGGTCGCCAAGGTGTTCGCGGAAAACCCCGGCTCGGGCACGATCTCGCTTAAGCAGACCCTGAAGTCGGGCGCGACCACCGATGTCGGCGCCTCGTCGGCCGCGAATATCATCGGTTCGTACAAGTCGAAGGTCTACGATAACGACCCCAACACCTCGACGGCCTGGACGCTGACGACGATCAATGCGCTCGAGCAGGGCTTCGAGGTAGCCTAGCCCACCTAAGTAGGTTGTGGCACCAAAGAGCAAATCATTGGCTTCAATGAGCGACGCCACCCGCATCGAACAGTGTTAGGCCGCGACCCGCGGCCTACCGATCGTGGGTCTTAGCCTTGGAGGGGTCGTGCCCAACGTCGTCAGGGGAAGGTTTTCGGCCGTGGAAGTCGTTCAGCCACAGGAGACCGTTCCGATCGGCCGGCAGGCCATGCGGTGTGAATGCGGCTCCACGAACTGGATGATCTTCGACACCGGCGACGTCGAGTGTGTCGACTGCGAGGCCGAGCCCGAGTGTCCGACTAGGGGGCTCGTTCGTCTTCACTTTCCGGAGGCGGTGGTAGCGAAACACCGTCCCCCCCAGGGGGGGTAGGAGTTTCTGCCTGCGAATCGGCAGGGGCAGAGACTTCCTTCTTTAGGTTCAGGGGCACCAGGGCAACCTTCATCCAGCTCCCCTTTTCGGTGCGGACCACGTAGCCGTTGATCCGGCAGCGGACCCAGAGCCGGTCGCCCCAGGCGATGATCTCCTCCGCGTCGATGCCCTCGGGCACGTTGACGCCGCGCAGGGTGGTGAGCTGTTCGACCTGAGCCATCCGGTTCCTCCAAGGGTGCATCTTTGCAAAGCGGGCTCTGGCGTACACCCGGTTCAAACCGGAGCCCCGCGATGTCGAAGCCCCTGCCCCTCAATCTCAGGGACCCCCACGCGATCATTCCGTTCGCGTCGGGCGGGTTTTCCACAAGCCTCTCTTTTAAGGACCGCCAGCGGCTTCACGCAATCGTCCGCAAGGTTCACCTGCGCCACTTCCCCAAGCACCTCCTGACCGCGCACGAGTGCGACAAGCTGCTCGATGCCTGGGGTCCGCGCGTTCACGAGACCCTGCTGCGCCAAGCCGTCGATGCCGGTGTCGTGGCATGAAGACCCGGCGCGAGGCTGACCGCACCGAGTTCTGGCTGATGCTGGTGTTCGCCTTCCTCACCGCCTTCGCGGCCGTCAACGCCTACGTGGAGCTCGTGGAGCGGCTGGGGTGAGCAAGCTGCTCTATACCTGGGAGGACCTCGAGCGCATCCACGCCATGAAGGCCCGGGGCTGGACATGGCCGGCGATTGCCGCCCGCATGAACCGCACCCAGGGCTCGGTCGAAGTCACCTACTCGCGCTGGAAGAACGGCACTCACCGCAAATCGTGGAACCGGCCGACCCGCGTCGCCCGGATGATCCAGATGGCCGAGGCCGGCATCAGCTCGCGCGAGATCGCCAACGCCATGGGCATCTCGATCCAGAACGCCTGCGTGTCGCTGGCACGTGTCGGTTACGACGCCGAGGTCCGCCGCCTCTACCGCGACAACCCGCTCTCCGTGCTGCCCGCGAGGCGCTCATGATCACGCTCTACCACGTCGAGTCGCAAGGGCGGCCGGCGGTCCTGGTCGACACGCTGGCCAAGGCCCTGTTCTGGGCCTCGCATCTGCGCGCCCGGGGCGAGCTCGCGGTCCGCATCGTCCCGCACGTGCTGGTGCCGGTATGAAGCACCTCCCCCGCGAGACGTTCGCGCTGTCGCAAAAGCCCGACTACCGCGCGAAGCTCATCACCTGGGCGACCTGCAGCTGTCAGCGCGAGTTCCCGCTGTCGTTCGGGATCCTGCCCAACGACTACGTGCGCTGTCCGTCCTGCCAGCGCGAATGGCGCGCGGTCGAGCTCAAGCCATGAGCCAGGTCCTCCCGTTCCCGGTCATCGAGAGCGAGCCGGCCGACGCCGACATGCTGGCGATCGCGCTCGATCTCGTGAAGGCGGTGCGCCAAGGCACCATCACCTCGTTCGCCCTGGTGACGTGCCATCCCGACGACGACACGGTGCGCTCGCGCTGGGTCACGACGAGCGACGGCACGCTCGAGATCATCAACTGCGTGCTCGCCCTGCATCACGACCTGCTGGCGTCACGGGACGGCAACAACTGACGTGACAGCCCGTCTGACCTATAAGCCCGACGGCGCGACGCTGAAGGCGTTCATGCTCGACGACCGCTTCGTGCGCGGCCTACGCGGCCCGGTCGGTTCGGGCAAATCCGCCTGTTGCTGCATCGAAATCTTCCGCCGTGCATTGGCACAACAGCCCGGGCCCGACGGGAAGCGCAAGTCGCGCTGGGCCATCATCCGCAATTCCTATCCAGAGCTGCGCACGACAACCCTCGCGACCTGGAAGGATTGGTTCCCAGAGCACATCTGGGGCCCCGTTACGATGCACCCACCGCCGTACACCCATCGGCTGAAAAAAGGCGACCTTGAACTGGAAGTCCTTTTTCTCGCGCTCGATCGACCCGAGGATGTCAAGAAACTGCTCTCGCTCGAGCTCACTGGAGTCTGGATCAACGAAGCCCGTGAGATAGCGAAGAGCATCGTCGACGCCTGCACGATGCGCGTGGGCCGTTTTCCGTCGATGAAAGATGGTGGGCCCACCTGGTATGGCGTCATAGCTGACACGAACGCGCCAGACGAAGATCATTGGTGGGCGATCATGGCGGGCGATGCGCCGCCGCCCGATCACATCAGCCGCGAAGAGGCCCTCATGCTGGTGCGGCCCGAAAATTGGAGTTTTCATACACAGCCCGGTGGAATGATCGAGGAAAAGGACAAGTCGACAGGCGAAGTCACGGGCTACGTCATGAACCCGCAGGCTGAAAACCGCCGGAACCTGACCCCGGATTACTATCTGAACATCATCAAGGGTAAGGGCCGCGACTGGATCGGCGTCTACGTGCTCAACCGCTTGGGCTCACTCGCCGACGGGCGTCCCGTCTTCCCCGATTTCGATCGCACGCTGCACGTGGCGCGTGAACAGCTCGAGCCCATCAAGGGCGTGCCGATCCACGTCGGGGTCGACTTCGGGCTGACCCCGGCCGCCGTCTATGGGCAGAACCTGCGCGGCCGCTGGCTGATCCTCGGCGAGCTCGTCGCGACCGACATGGGGGTGTCGAAGTTTGGCCCACTCCTGCGCAAGGACCTCGCTGCTCGCTTCCCAGGACACAAGGTAATCGTGACCGGCGATCCGGCCGGCGACTATCGCGCGCAGACTGACGAAACCACACCCTTCCAGCTCATGCGGGCCGCTGGGATCGTCGCGCGTGCCGCGTCGACGAACGACATCAGCCTCCGCATAGGCGTGGTTGAACAGGTGCTGACCCGGCTTGTCGATCGGACGCCCGGTCTGATCGTCGATCCAACGGCGACCCACATAACGCGGGGCTTTGAGGGGGGATACCATTACCGCCGCCTGCAGGTGTCCGGCGCCGAGCGGTACGAGGAGACACCGAACAAGAACAAGTACAGCCACCCGATGGACGCCTTACAATATCTGCTACTTGGCGGCGGCGAGAGCCGCACGCTCCTCAATCAGAACGGCCAGGGCCGTCCGGTGGTTGCCCGCGTTCCCTACGACCCATTCCAGAAGCGGCGCGAGCGCCGGATCCGCTAAAAAACTCCCACCCTCGCCCAGCTATGGCAACGAGGGTGGGGAGTTTAAAGGGAGGAAACGCCAGGCGCTGCCGCCTGAACGGCCTTTCCCATACACCAGCTTATGCAAGAGTGCATCCCCCCGGAACCGTACACTGGTGCATAGGGAGGGGACCTTTGGGGGACCGGCATGTTCGGAATGGGCGGATCGGGGCGCAGCCAGCGTCTCATGCTGATGTACATGATCCAGCAGCAGGAGGCTCAGGCCGCCGAGCAGCGCAAGCGCGAGGACGCCGAGCGCGCCACCGCCGAGCGCCAGTTCGCGATCGAGCAGGAGCAGACCGAGGAGCGCCTTCAGGCCGAGCGCGCCACCAACAAGCGGCTGCGGACCGAAGAGACCGCCGCGCGCTTGGGCGGCACGGTCGGGTTCCGCTCGCTGCTGTCGGGCCGTAAGGGCGGCGGCGGCTTCGGGCCGCGCGGCATGCTGGACGCCGCCTGATGGCCAAGCGCGAGGCCTACGCGACGGCCGCGCCGGTCACGGACGACGGCGCCGGCCGGGTCATGGCGCGCTACCAGCGCGCCGTGCAGCTGCGCGGGCCGTGGGAGAGCACGTTTCAGGACGCCTACGACTACACGATGCCAATGAAGGAGAGCGTGTTCCAAACCTCTCCAGGCTCGAAGCGCACCGACAAGATCTTTGACGAGACCGGCGTGGTCGCGCTGGCCGAGTGCACCAGCCGCATTCAGTCGGGGCTCATTCCGCCGTTCGCGCGCTGGATCTCGCTGCAGGCGGGCTCCGCCACCGATCCGGCCGAGCGCACCGACATCAATGCGGCGCTCGAAGGCATCGTCGAGTTCGTGTTCGAGGTCCTCGGCGAGAGCAATTTTAACCAGGAGGCGCCCGAGGCCATCCAGGAGATGCTCCTGTCCTTGGGCTGCCTCGAGGTCAGCGAGGGCGACGCCCTCAATCCGATCGTCTTCAAGGCCATTCCGATCCCGCGGCTGTGGGTCGACGTCGGCCCCGACGATAAGATTGATACTTTCTTTTTCAAGAACGGCTATCGGCTGTCGCAGCTCCGGGTCCGGTACCCGCGGGCCAAGATCCCGATGTCGATGATCGAGGCCTACGAGAAGGCGGTCTCGGGCGCCGGCGAGGATCCGGTCGTGCAAGTGATCGAGTGCATCCGGCGCGACTACCGTGAGCCCAACGAGGAAGTCTACATCCGCGAGGTCGTGCTCGAGACCGGCGGTCCGGCGCTACTCTATGGCGAAAGTTATAGAGGCGCGGGCTCGTGCCCGTACATCGGCTTTCGCTGGGCGAAGCTGGCCGGCGAGGCGTGGGGCCGCGGTCCGTTGCTCAACGCCATGCCGGCGATTAAGACCACCAACCTCACGATCGAGCTGATCCTCGAGAACGCCGAGATGGCGATCGCCGGGATCTGGACCGCCGAGGACGACGGGGTGCTCAATGCTGATACCGCCCGCCTGGTGCCCGGTACCATATTCCCCGTGGCCCCTGGCTCCGGAGGTCTCAAGGCACTTGCACCTGCTGGAAACTTCGACGTGGCCCAGCTCGTGCTCAACGACATGCGGGCCAACATCAAGCGCGCGCTGTTCAACGACATGCTCGGCAATCCCGGCAAGACCCCGATGTCGGCCACCGAGGTCGCCGAGCGCCAGGCCGACCTCGCGCGCCAGATGGGCGCGGCGTTCGGCCGGCTGCAGGCCGAGCTCGTGCAGCCGCTGGTGCGGCGCATCCTCTACATCCTGAAAAAGAAGAACCTGATCACGCTGCCGCTGCCCTCGCAGGGCGGGCACCTCAAGATCGTCGCGACGTCGCCGCTCGCGCAGGCGCAGAACCAGGTCGACGTGAACAACTTCAACCAGTTCGGCCAGACCATCACGATGCAGTTCGGGCCGCAGATGAAGAACGTGTTGATCGATGGCGAGGCCGCGGCCGACTGGCTTGCCGAGAAGATGAACGTGCCCAAGAAGGTGGTGCGCTCCAAGACCAACCGCGCGCAGATCGTGCAGCAGCTCGGGCAGATGAACGCGGCCCCGGAACAGGTGACAGGTGACGGACCCACAGGCCAAGCCGACATCCAAGGCTGAGCCCGGCCCGGACGGGATCGTCCGCTCGGCCGCGGCCCATCGCAAGATCAACGAGGCGCTGGCGATGCTCTTCCGCTCCCCCGGGGGGGTGGAGGTTCTCGCCTATCTGCGCTCGATCACCGTGAATTACGTCGCTGGCCCGGAGATTTCGGACGCCGGCCTGCGCCACCGGGAAGGAATGCGCCACCTGGTCGCGATCATCGAACAGCGCATTGAGGCCCATCATCGTGACCAGCACCGCAGCACCAGCCGGCCAGACCCCGGCCATCCCCGCCGGCGTCGCAACGCCGCCGACACCAGCTACGACCCCCTCCTCTACGACCACCTCTGACCGGCCGGAGTTCATCCCGGAAAAGTTCTGGGATCCCGAGAAGAAGTCGGCCCGCCTCGAGGACCTCGGCAAGGCTTACCTCACGCTGGAAACGGCGCGCGGAAAAGGCAAGCAGGCCTGGGAGGACGAGCGCCTGGCGAAGCGCCCGGCCGCCGCCGACGCCTACGTGCCGACCGTCGAGGGCTACGACCCCGAATTTCTGAAGGTGCATCCCCTGACCCCGGTGATCCGTGAGATCGCTTATGAGAGCGGGCTCGATCAGGAGGGCTTCAATGGACTGGCCGCCAAG